GCCGGTGAAAGCGTCTGATTCTGTTTTGCAAACAGTAAACTCTGGCTTAAAATTCGTCGCAGCCATTTTCAACTCCTTGTAAGTTGTTTGTGGTTAGCGGTATGGGGGTGTTGCAGCACCTTCATATCGCGAATTGTTCTTTATATATTCTTTGATACTTCCTTTGCCGTTCGGCGTAATTTCTGGTGACCATTATACAGGGCTGAATATAAATACAGCGGTTTTGGGTGGGGGAAATTTGGAATTTGCGAGGGGGATTCAGGAAATAGCGTAGTGTGCGGTAAGGTCATGTTTTTGTTGACTGCGGGTTGATTGGTCCGGGTTTTGCGAGCATCATCGCAATTATTTACCTTCTTCCGTAACGCGATGGCTTCCAGCAAAACTCTCGAACAGGCAATTGCCGACATCACCATCTGGCGCAAAGGCGAATAGCGAGCGCCGCATAAGCCCTTTTTGCTTCTGTATGTTCTGGCGAACTATCAGCAGGGGCATACGTGACTGTTTGATTACGGAACCGAGCTCCACGAAAAGCTGCTTAGTCTGGTAGAACGCTTAGGTCCACAGATAAAGGCTCATTACCCGAATATGCCTTTCTGGCGGCTCAAAGGGGATAGATTTTGGGATCTGAAGAATACTGAGTTCTGTTCGACCAATGGCAGTAAGCAACCGCCCGTTAAAGAACTTGTGGAACATAACGTCGCAGGCGGGTTTGATGAAGAACACTTTGCGCTACTGGGTAAGAACAAAAACCTGATCGGCTCGCTGGCGCAGCAGATCCTTGAAGCGCACTTTCCTGAAAGCATTCAGGAAGAGCTCGCGGATGAGATGGGTTTTGATATCCAGCAGATCCGTAAGGTTCGCGATCCGCTGTTCCGCCAGCAGGTGCTGCGAGCTTATAACTATGAGTGTGCAATCTGCGGGTTTAACATGCGACATGATAACGCCTCTGTTGGACTTGAAGCCGCGCATATCATGTGGAAGCAGTTTGGCGGACCATGTGAGATCCCGAACGGACTGACGTTGTGTGCAATTCATCATAAGGCGTTTGATAAGGGATCAATTTGACTGGATGAGAGTATGCGGGTGCTCGTGTCTGAGGCGGTGAATGGGAATGGGATTGTTGGGCGGTTGTTCTGGGATTTTGCAGGAAAGCAAATTGCGCTGCCGGTGGTGAAAGGGAACTATCCAAAGGAGGGATATGTGGAGTGGCATCGTAGGGAGGTGTTTAGAGGATGAGTGCGAAGGCCGGACTCAAATCATAATATAAAACACTGAAATGTAACAATTTTAAATTGAAAAGCAAGTAATATGCCCCCTTTTGTGCCCCCAACGAATTTTTTGAGCATATCAAACTTAGCTAATTGATATTGCTAATAAATTAAAGATTAACGCCCTATTCGGTTAGGATCCGAAATCCGGATCCTAACCGGAACTCAATCCCCACAAAAAAGTTTTTTTGCATTTAACTGTTCACACTGTTCACCTCGGTTATTTTTAATTTTATATCATGCAGTTAAGTGGTGATGAGTTGGTGAAGGGTGATCAGTCGACTCTTCACCTTTGTTTGTTTTGCTCGTTCCGGGGGCGCCCGGTCAGGCGATACAAGGGGGATAAAAAGTTTTTTCCGGTTTTACTGTTCACACTGTTCACCTTTGCTTTTTTATCAATAATTTCATAGTGATACAGAGTGAATATACGGTGAAGGGTGAACAGTAGATTGTTCACCTTATGGCAATTGCCGGAAAGAAAAAGACCGGCTGTAGCCGGTCTGGAGTGGGTTATGTCGCTGCGGGTTCATCGCATTTCGGCAGCCAGTCGCCGTAGCTTTCTTCTTTCAGCGACAGGTTGGTCTGTATCCCCTGCTTTGTGTGCCGCTTCTCATAATTCAGGCCGTATTCTTTCAGCATCATGGGCAGCCCCAGCCCGAACATTTTCAGGCTGAGCACGTTCCTGTATCCGTTAGCCTCCATATAGGCCAGATACGCGTGATAGAGATACTTACGGTAATTACGCGGGACAATGCTGGCATTACCCATAAACATTCCGTTGGTCTGCGGCAGCATTTCCAGATAGCCACAAAAATCAAACGTCGGGTCAGCATCACGCTTGATGCTGAGTGCCTCGTCAGAGTTCTGCTGCGACTGGAGCAGTGCGCGGGCGGTCATCGGGTCGCTGAATTTCTGCATAAGCTGGCGCACGATGACGGCCAGCTCGCGCGCAATTTTATCCCTGAGCTGCGGGTCGCGTTCCTCCGGGGCAATCTGCTCCGGGAAATGAATAATCACCCGGCGACGCGACACACCGCCACTGCGGTCAGTGAAGCGCATTGGGTTATTGTTCACGGCCAGAATCACCGCCGGGATATGCGTTGAGTAAGGATTCTGGTATTTCGGGTCAACTGAAACTGCATCGCCGCCGGTGATGGCCTTCAGTCCTGCGCCGTCACCACTCCATTTTTCCTGGTCAGGCAGACGGATTAGCGAGAAGCCAATCAGGGAGGCACGCTTGCGCGGGTCTTCCAGCGTGTCGATATCGGCCGACGTGGCGTTATCCTCTCCGGCGAGCAGGGTCGCGATTTCGGCCAGTATACTTTTACCGCTGCCACCCGGACCGGTGACTTCGAGAAATAGCTGCCAGTCGTAACGGTTCGCCAGCACCATAAACAGCGCAGCGAGTATCACGTCGCGCTTTTGTGGATTTTTACCGGCCGCCCGGTCGAGCCAGCGCCAGAAGTTCGGCGCGTGAGTCTCCAGCATTTCGCCTTCTACCGGCGGGGTAAAATCCACGTCGCACAGCGTGCGCAGCCAGTGCGATTTATGATGTGGACTGAATATGCCGCTTTGGGTATCGAGTACCCCGTTGCGAAAGCCAATCAGACGCCGTGCCGGTGTGGCCTGCTGCGGAATAATCAGTTTCAGGGTCTCCACCACCGAGGCAATTTTCCCGGATGAGAACGGGGCGCGCAGGCGCTGGAATAAGTCAGCCACATTCCGTGAAAAAGTGGCGGCCGGGATATTTTTCCAGATGCCGCTTTCATAGCGGGACAGGAGCTGGCCGTTCGCATCCACGGCCAGCGCCTCGCCGTAATGCTCATGCACCCGCAGAGCCTTGTCGCTGGCGCTCATGGCCGTAAATTCCGCCTCGCTCATGGTATCAAACGGGCTTTGCGCCGGTGGCCGGATGGCGTCATATATCGCTTTCCGCGTTGCCTCCCCGCCGTGCTGCTTAAACGCATCATTCCAGTCACCGAACACCGGCGGCAGGGCAACAACGCCTTCACAGGCTTCTGCGGCCGCCGCGGCTTTGTTCTGGCCGTCGCCGTTAAGGTCACGGTCGGCGGCGAGCACAATCTGACAGGCCGGGTGTTTCTGACAGGCAAGGCTCGCCAGAGAAAGGAGGTTCACGGACGACAGTGCCACCATGACGGTTTCGCCGGTCAGGTGATGCACGGTGAGCGCGGTCGCATAGCCCTCCGCAATCCACAGGCGTTTTCCGGCCTGTTTTTTCCCTTCGATGACATGACATGCCCCTTTAACCTGACCGCCCTTCAGGGTGCGTTTGAGACCGTCAGAATTGATAAGCTGAAGGTTAACCAGTGCGCCGGTATCGTCATGCAGCGGGACAACCATATCACCGGCGCGGAACGTCACGCCGCCGGTTTTGTGTGTGGCCGCCAGCATGACACACTCATGACCGGGGAAGCCCTTGCGGGTCAGATAGGCGTTGCCGCTGGCCGTGCGGGTTTTCTCCATCAGTCTGACGGCCAGCGCGACCGCCGCTTTACGGTCAGCTTCGGTTTCAGCCTCTGCGGCCGCAATCACTTCGGGGGCAACCGGTGGCAGGTTGCCGGTCACGGCGTCCACCCTCACGGCAGCCTCTGATGCGGTCACGCCAAACACTTTCTCGACCAGCTTAAGACCGTCACCCGCACCGCACTGGTTACAGAACCACGTCCCGCGCCCCTCTTTATCGTCAAAGCGAAAACGGTCAGCGCCGCCGCACACCGGACAGGCCTGATGCCGGTTTTTTATGACCTTCACACCCAGCGCCGGGAGAATGCGCGGCCAGTGGCCGCACGCCTGTTTTACCGTCTCTGTTACGTTCATTTTCATCGTTATTTTCTCCCTCAGTGCAGTACCGGTGCGGTGATATGACGGGCGCAAAGCTCATCCATCACGGCCAGCCCGAGAAAGGACAGCGACGGCGCGGCTTTGAGTGGTCCGGCTTCCATTAAATCTTCCAGCAGTGCACAGGCAATCAGACGGCCTTTTTCCTCGCCGTGCTGACGCAGGTAGAAGCCCTCCAGCTCGGCGGCAATGGCGCTTTCCAGCGCGTCGAGGGTGAGGTGCGGGTAGCGGTGCTGGCGTTCGCATACCGTCAGCCATGCACAGGCGACAGCGCGGCGATACAGCGCGGCGCGTAATACGGGGGGTAATGGCTTTTTCATACGTTGTCCTCCCCGGTCAGCCAGCGCTGATTGCAGCGCTCTACCACGCCGTCGAGCTGGGCGGTCATGAGGTAAATCACGGAAGTGAGCTGTGACTGCTGCGCCGGGTCACGACGAACGGTCGCGCAGTCCTGCACCTGCATCAGCTCGTTGACGAGCTGGCCGACGTTGCGCATGTGCTCAAGGCATTCGAGGTCACGGGCGGTAATGGTGGTGTGTCTCATGCGCGCACCTCCGCAACCGGCAGACGGCCAGCGAATGAGAGGACGTAATCGCGAACGAGGGACAGGCGTGCGGCGTGTTCATCACCGGCAACGGTGCGGAGCATACAAATACGGGGTTTACGGTCTGCGCGACGAACGGCGGCAAACACAAAGACGAATTGAGGGTGTGACGGGGTGAGGGTCGTAGCCATAAGGGCAACCTCCTTGAAGTAGCGGTAATCGCCACCACCGGAGTTCTCACGCTCGGGTGGTAGCCCAGACGGGGGTGAGAAACCGGCCTTCAAGGGAACCGGCCAGCCCGAAGGCTGCCCCGCCTGAGCCACCATTACGCAGATACAGCAACGGCTAAAGAACCGATGCGTAAACAACAGGTGCACATAGGCATAGACACAAAAAAAGACGCATGGCGCGTCTGGTGTCGCCTTGAAGTAACTCGGGTTCTCACGCCCGGCTGCCGATTTTGCGACAGCGGGAAAACTATACCTGGAAACGGCGACAGGAAGCAAGCCAGAAAGAGGGGCTGAATGCTGAACGGTCATCATCATGCGTCACAGCCCCGGTTGCGTTCGGCAATGCGATCTGCCATCCATGCGGTGATTTCAGACTGCGCCCACGCCACGTTTTTGCCGCCCAGGCTGATTTGTTTCGGGAAGGCTTCCCGGCTGATGAGGTCATAAATGGTCGACCGGGACAGGCCACACAGATGCATCACTTCGGGCAGGCGGATAAAGCGCTCCTGAACGGCATCAGAAACCGGCATCAGTGGCGCGGCAGGGGCAGAAGACGGGGAAGAAACAGCGGTTTGCATCGGGCTACCTCATAATGTCCATACAGTGCCGGTCGTGTCCGTCCGGCCTCGGGTAGCTCTCTATTTTGTGAATATTTTCCCTCAGGGCAACAAGTCATTTTGCAGTACTTCACCACACAACAGACTGTTTTTTATACAGCGATAATCTCTGACAATGTTCTGGTATATCGTGGGTATCCTTTGGCACATTCTGGCACACCAATATATAACCAAACGTGGTTGATTTATTACTTTTTATTAATAAAAAGTATATACACCTCCAGGAGAGTTCAGAAGATGGGTGAACAGTGGTGAACAGTGGTGAACAGACGGTGAACAGTCATACCCTCAACTGTTCACCCTTTATCTTACTGTATTACTTATATTTTTATTTAAGGTGAACAGTAGTGAACAGTTATATGTAAAAAAACAAACGATGAGCAAGGTTTTGCTGAGACCTTTCTCTGGCAAGCCGGGTTTTGAGTGGTGTTTGTGCCAGATCTGCCACAACTGCAATGAATCGAGATGTTGTGTGATGAAGGGCAGAATCATTTCAGGTTGAATACACGGAGAGCCTGAACATGAAACCCGAAACAGTCATTACCGCCCTGCAAAATGTTGCCGCCAGGCAGTCCGCAGAGAACAGCCAGCGCATCACCGACAAGCTGAGCGCATTCACTGCGGCCAGAGACACCCACGCGGCCAGCATGCAGGTACTCAAAGAGATTGATACGTCCATTGAACGCTGTAAGCAGGAGCGGCAGACCGCCCTCGATGAGAGCGCAGAGGCGGAGCAGGACTGGCGCAGCCGCTTTCGCACCCTGCGCGGCAGTCTCACCCCTGAAATGAAAGCTGAGCACAGCAGGCGTATCGCCAGTCGCGAGCTGGCCGACGAGTTCACCGGCCTGATTGCGGAGCTGGAGGCCGACCGGACACGCGCCATGCTGAATGCCTGCTCCAGCGCTAATAAATACCTGTCAGCGCATGACGATGCCTTTACCGCTTACGCCGGTGCTGAATGGGCTCAGGCTGTCAATGCGGTTCCTGTCGCCCTCATCCGCGCTTTCCTGCTGCGCATTCGTGCCCTCGAAATGAAGGGTGAAAGTGCCCCGCAGTCCGTGGCCACCGGCGAGCTGCGCGACGCGCTGAGCCGTCAGGGCAGCATGTATCACTTCGACATGACGCAGGAGCCTGTATTGTCCGTGACGGGCATGCACCGGCCGCAGATTACTGACGTTGATACGGAGCTGTTACGCAGCCCTGCGAAGAGAATGATGCTCGCCAGAAAACTGGCTGAAAATGGCGAGACAGAAGCGGAGGAGTAAGCATGTTTCACTGTCCGTTCTGCAAAACCAGCGCGCATTCCCGCACCAGTCGTTATCTGTCCGATAACGTCAAGCAGCGCTATCACCAGTGCATGAACATCGAGTGCTCGGCCACGTTCCGCACGCTTGAATCCATCGACGGGGTTATTCGTTCACCGGTGACAGAGCCGGTTATCCCGCTACCCGCACCGGCGGCCACCGTTAACCGTGCCGGTGCGTAAGCACGGCCAGTCATCAGGAGAAACATACGTGACCACACTGACGCTACAGAAAGCCTTTGAGGCCTGTCAGGCAAACAAATCCGCATGGCTGCAACGCCGGGATGAACTGAAGCAGGCCGAACAGGCATACCGCGAACAGCTTGCCGGCAGCGGCCACAGCGGCCGGAGCCTGCAAACCCTGCGCGAGATTATCGACGTGAAAAAATGGGAAATTAATCAGGCTGCCGGTCGCTATATCCGCTCGCATGAGGAGGTGCAGCGCATCAGTATCCGCGACCGTTTAAATGATTTTATGCAGGTGCACGGCGCGGAGCTGGCCGCCGCCCTTGCCCCTGAACTGATGAATTATCCCGGGCAACACCCCGCCGTTCAGCGCTGCGCCATGCAGCACTCACTCGATTATCTGCGCGAGGCGCTACAGCTCTGGCTGGTCGCCGGTGAAAAAATTAATTATTCGGCGCAGGATAATGACATTTTAACGGCCATCGGATTCAGACCTGACGCGGCTTCGTGCGATGATAGTCGTGAAAAATTCACGCCTGCACAGAACCTGAATTACACCCGCCGCCGTGCAGAACTGACCGTGCAGTAGTCCGCTTAAAAATCCCCGAAAATCCCGCCATTTTTACGTATAAAAGCCATGCATGCATAGGTGCATGGTTTTGCATGCGTTTTAACAACACTGAATTCCCCGCCAGCGCCAGCACTGGCGCGCTCTGAGGCCGGTCATGCGCCTGCATTAAAAAAGCCCCCTTAAGCGGGCAGGCGGGGCGGGGAGAGCATTGCGCGCTAAGGTAGGGTTATTTAATTTCTCTCTGGCTTGAAGAAAGATACTCAAACCAGAGGGGTTAAACGCGTCATTGACGTCGTATGAATTAATTACTGCGGTTGACTATTTTTGAAAGAAATGCTTTGTTCTAATGATTCTTTTATGCGTTTAACGCAGTCGGTTAGTTCAATTATTGCACCACGTCGAAATGAACTCGTGATTTTTTTGTGATGAGCATTTATGGATGAATGTAATTTCTTAAGATGAGGCAGTTCAGCAGAAAGATAGTCTGCAAGGTTAGAAAAATTATAGAGAGAGGATAAGTGGTTTGAGAACATCTGAATATCGTGAATAGACCAAGTGTTTTTTATGCCATTTATGATGAGCTCTACATCCAGAGTTTCAAGTAGATTGAATTTGAATTTTGATTGGTAAATATCCATGTCAATTGCACACCATCCAGCGCTATTCATTTTTTCTTTCAGTTTATCTATTTTATCTTTCTTGATTATCTCGCTATATTTATTGAGGAAGTAATTGTGTAATTCATTGCCATCTCTTCTCAAGATGTGTAATGGGATATCATCAATATTTGGGGCCGTTTCAAGAAAATATGTTTTTATTTCATCATCGCTGAAGCTTTTTTTGTTCTCTTCGATAACTTTATTTGTTAATCCTTTTATGCGGGGTATGTAGTTTGATTTTGAAAGTCTAAGATAATTGTTAGTTGCTATTAACCACGCATGCAGTGTGGGAGATGTGGTCTTAAATATTACTTTCTTAATTTCATCTACATAGTCACTTTCAGATATATTATACCATTCAGGTTGAGTTAATGTAGCGTAGTCACTTTTCTTTAACGGTTCTTGGAAGTTGAAAACAAATGGGATGATGTCTTTTTGGGATATCACATTAAAACAATATGGAACCATTAAGTCATTGTATGTTCTATAAGCAGTGATATTCAAAAGATTGCTCTCTTCTTTGCTTATTTTATCCGGATCCTCCTCAGAGGAGGTCGTTAGTGTCTTAAGAGAAGATGTAATATAGTTATCATGGAAATCATTTTCTTGATATGAAAACTTCTCTTTTAGTATTATGTGAGCACAGAGCGAGCTGACTAGGTTTTTTATGTCTATATCAGGTATTTTTTTTCCAGAATCTTGTTCTTCAAACAGGGGTAACAATTTTGAGATTACTCTATTTATTATTCTTAGGTTTTTTTCTTCAAATCCAATAATAACCTGAGAGATTAATTCTCTATGTTTCTCTTCTAATGGTTCTAACTTTTTCTCTAATATTTCAGCAATGTTGTTAATGGAAAAATATATTTCATCGCTAACAACTTTCTCTTTATGACCTAACAACTCATCACTTTGCTTTGAAAAATTCCCCACAAGAATAAAGTCTAATTGGTTGTCATTTTGATAACTTTGCAAGCAAAAAGTTGCTATCTCATCTCTCAGTGGTTGGGGGATTCTTTCTAAATCATCAATAATAAAAACACCTGAAAGATCCTTGAGGACATAATCTCTCATCGCACCTGAAAAGGTTGATATAATTTGCTCTGTTAATTTCCCTGTGCTTTCCTCTTGTGTAAGTACGGATGCAGCACTTGAGGTTAATTCTCCAAGCTGTCTTATCTCTGAAGGATTATTTAGATACGTTATGCTTAGCATCCTATCTTTGAAATCTTGTAAGCTATTTAGTCCAAGTGTGGATAAATAAAAATGATTCTTGTTTGAATAGTATTTTTTAAATTCAGTTTGAAGAAAATATGTCTTTCCTACACCCCACTCTCCATTTATTAAAATAAGACCATCACGTTTTTCTTCTAAAATACGAATTAAAACAGAAACTATTTTATCTTTATTCATGAAGGGATCCTTTTATCATTCCAATCAAAATTTAATTTCGGATAAAGTTGGTCACTATACCACTGCAACATATTTAATCTTTTTTCTAAATATTGAGCATGATTGTAGGTGCCTCGTATAGTGTTTCTATCTACATGAGCTAACTGCATTTCAATCCATGTACTATCAAATCCCTGTTCATGCAGGATAGTGGACATTGTATGTCTGAATCCGTGACCTGTGGCACGGCCTTTGTAGCCAAGTAACTCAATCACTTGCGAAACGCTTTCTTTTGATATTGGTTTGCTACGATTATTCCTACCAATAAAAATGTATGGATAATGGCCAGTGATAGGCTTGAGTTGCTTAAAGAGGTCAATCACTTGAGTAGATAAAGGGACAATATGAGGCCTACGCATTTTCATCCGTTCTGCGGGTATTTCCCATGTGCCCTTTTCAAGATCCACTTCTTCCCATGTAGCAAAACGCATTTCCTGCGTTCTTACACCAGTTAACATGACAATCTTAGTCGCATTTTTAGTGATGATGCTGCCGGTATACCCCTCAAGATCCCGAATAAAATAAGGTAGCTCTTCAGCGGATAAAAAAGGATGGTGCTTTTGCTTAGGTACGGTCAGAGCGATAGCTAAATCAGGTGCTGGATTGTATTCAGCGCGGCCAGTTATGATCGCATAGCGATAGACCTCGCCGCATCTTTGGCGCACTTTTCTGGTCTTCTCTAGTGCTCCACGCTTCTCTATTCGTCGCAATACTTCAAGTAGTTCTAACGGTTTGATTTCACTGATAGGACGTTTACCAATGAACGGGAACACATCTTGCTCGAATGTCTTAATGATTTCTTCGCGATAGGCCACTGTCCAACGGTCAGCTTTGTTGGCGTGCCATTCTCGACATATGGCTTCGAATGAGTTCTCTGTTGAGAGTTGCTGTGCCAGCTTTTTGGCTTTACGTTCTTCAACTGGATCAATGCCATTTGCGACCTGCTTACGGGCCATATCGCGTTTCTCACGTGCTTCTGCGAGGCTCACAAGGTCGTAGCTGCCAAATGACATTAGCCGCGCTTTACCGGCAAAACGAAAGCGGAAGCGCCAGCCTTTCGAGCCGTCGGGATTGATAAGCAATGACAAGCCTTGCCCATCGTTCAATGTGTATGGCTTGTCTTGGGGCTTTGCTCGTTTAATTTGTATGTCTGTTAGTGCCATGTGTATAAGTCAAAAATATGTATAAAAAATCTATACACATCACTATACATTTTTTTCATGGATTCAGGGAGAACTTGTCGGACGGTTCCGGATGAGTGATTTAATATGTGTGTTGAAAATAAAGGATTTTTAGACGTTTTCGGATGGTGGCGGAGAAACTTTGGCGGAAGATCACAGGAGTCGAACCTGCCCGGGAACGCTGGCGTCCCCAACTGGATTTGAAGTCCAGCCACCTCACCGGAGATGACGATCTTCCGCGCCTCGATTGCTACATGGAGGCGGGGCGCATTATAGCTACTTTCAGACATTTACCACATACCCCACACCACTTTTTTCACCCCTCTTTTGACCTGTACCCCCCTGTTTCAGCTAATTCCTAAGAAAATCCTCAGGTTAGCCTTTTGTGCTCTCCAACATTTATCGCGATCACAAAAAACAAGAAACGTAATCTGCTAACCAGAAAACGCAATACCCGCTCCTGAAACGATGGTTTAAAACGTTGTAACCGGTCTCAGCGCCCCCTACAGCGTGAAGGATAAAAAAAGATGAGCGAAGTATTGTCAGTTAAAGAGAAGATTGGCTACGGCATGGGAGACGCCGCCAGCCACATCATTTTTGATAACGTCATGTTGTACATGATGTTTTTCTACACCGATATTTTCGGCATTCCCGCCGGATTTGTTGGCACCATGTTCCTGCTGGCCCGCGCGCTGGATGCGATCTCCGACCCGTGCATGGGGCTGATTGCCGACCGCACCCGCAGCCGCTGGGGCAAGTTCCGTCCATGGATTTTGTTTGGCGCTATCCCGTTCGGCATCGTCTGCGTGCTGGCGTATACCACGCCGGACCTGAGCCTCAACGGCAAAATGGTTTACGCCGCCATCACCTACACGCTGCTGACCCTGCTCTATACCGTGGTCAACATCCCGTACTGCGCGCTGGGCGGCGTGATCACCAACGACCCGACGCAGCGTATCTCCCTTCAGTCGTGGCGCTTTGTGCTGGCGACGGCGGGCGGCATGCTCTCCACGGTGCTGATGATGCCGCTGGTGAACCTGATTGGCGGCGACGATAAAGCGTTCGGCTTCCAGGGCGGGATCGCCGTGCTGTCGGTGGTCGCGTTCCTGATGCTGGCGTTCTGCTTCTTCACCACCAAAGAGCGCATCCAGGTGCCACCGAGCACCACCTCCATGCGTGAAGATCTGCGCGACATCTGGCAAAACGACCAGTGGCGTATTGTCGGCGTGCTCACCATCCTCAACATCCTCGCCGTCTGCGTGCGCGGCGGCGCGATGATGTACTACTGCACCTGGATCGTGGGCTCGCCGGAGGTGTTCGTCGCCTTCCTCACCACCTACTGCGTCGGCAACCTGATTGGCTCGGCGCTGGCGAAACCGCTCACCGACTGGAAGTGCAAGGTGAGCATCTTCTGGTGGACCAACGCCGCGCTGGCGGTGGTCAGCGTGGCGATGTTCTTCGTGCCGATGCATGCCACCGTGCTGATGTTCGGCTTCATCTTCGTTATCGGCGTGCTGCACCAGCTGGTGACGCCGATTCAGTGGGTAATGATGTCCGATACCGTCGACTACGGCGAATGGACCAACGGCAAACGTCTGACCGGCATCAGCTTTGCGGGCACGCTGTTCGTGCTGAAGCTCGGCCTGGCGCTGGGCGGGGCGATGATCGGCTGGATGCTGGCAGGCGGCGGCTACGACGCGGCGGCCAAAACCCAGAACAGCGCGACCATCAGCATCATTATCGGCCTGTTTACCCTGGCCCCGGCGGTCTGCTACGTGCTGAGCGCCATCATCGCCAAACGCTACTACACGCTGAAAACCCCCTTCCTGACCAAAATCCTGGGCGAGCTGGCACAGGGCGCGCGCCGTAATCAGCAGGAGTTTGAAAACCTGCCGGTCAGCAAAGAATTAAAGAACTAAGAGGACGAGAGCATGAAAATCAGTGATGGAAACTGGCTTATTCAACCGGGCCTGAACGTGACCTGTCCGGTGCAGGTATTCGACGTGGAGCAGCAGGGCAATGACCTGGTGGTGTATGTGGCGCCGCGTGACGTGCGCGAACGCACCTGGCAGCTCGACACGTTGATGTTCACGGTGCGCCTGTTTGCTCCGCAGGAAGGGATTGTGGGGGTGCGCATCGAGCACTTCCAGGGCACGCTGAACAACGGCCCGCACTATCCGCTGAACGTTCTGAAGGATGCAAAAGTTGAGATTGAAAACAACGCCGAATTTGCCGAGCTGAAAAGCGGCAGCGTCAGCGTGCGCGTTACCAAAGGCGAGTTCTGGGCTCTGGATTTCCTGCGCAACGGCCAGCGCATTACCGGCAGCCAGCTGAAAAACAACGGCTACGTACAGGACAGCAATACCGATCGCAACTATGTGTTTGAACGTCTGGATCTGGGCGTGGGGGAAACGGTCTACGGCCTGGGCGAGCGCTTCACCGCCCTGGTGCGCAACGGTCAGACGGTCGAAACCTGGAACCGCGACGGGGGCACCAGCACCGAGCAGTCCTACAAAAACATCCCGTTCTACCTGACCAACCGCGGCTACGGCGTGCTGGTGAATCACCCGGAAAACGTCTCGTTTGAAGTCGGCTCCGAGAAAGTGTCCAAAGTGCAGTTCAGCGTGGAAGGGGAATATCTCGAGTACTTTGTGATCGACGGCCCGACGCCGAAAGAAGTGCTGAACCGCTATACCCGCTTCACTGGCCGTCCGGCGCTGCCGCCTGCGTGGTCGTTCGGCCTGTGGCTGACCACCTCGTTCACCACCAACTACGACGAAGCGACGGTAAACAGCTTTATCGACGGCATGGCCGAGCGCGACCTGCCGCTGCACGTGTTCCACTTCGACTGCTTCTGGATGAAGGCCTTCCAGTGGTGCGACTTCGAGTGGGACCCGGTGACCTTCCCCGATCCGGAAGGCATGATCCGCCGCCTGAAAGAGAAAGGGCTGAAGGTCTGCGTGTGGATTAACCCGTACATCGGCCAGAAATCCCCGATTTTCCGCGAGCTGAAAGAGAAGGGCTACCTGCTGAAGCGCCCGGACGGCTCCCTGTGGCAGTGGGACAAATGGCAGCCGGGGCTGGCGATCTACGACTTCACCAACCCGGACGCGTGCAGGTGGTATGCGGACAAACTGAAAGGCCTGGTGGAGATCGGCGTCGACTGCTTCAAGACCGATTTCGGCGAGCGTATCCCGACGGACGTGCAGTGGTTCGACGGATCCGATCCGCAGAAGATGCACAACCATTACGCCTACATCTATAACGAGCTGGTGTGGAACGTGCTGAAAGAGACGGTGGGAGAAGAAGAGGCGGTGCTGTTTGCCCGCTCCGCGTCCGTGGGTGCGCAACAGTTCCCGGTACACTGGGGCGGCGACTGCTACGCCAACTATGAATCGATGGCCGAAAGCCTGCGCGGCGGGCTGTCGATTGGCCTGTCCGGCTTCGGGTTCTGGAGCCACGATATCGGCGGGGT